AACAATTAAACATCGAAGAAGAAAAAATAAACAACTTACAAGAAGTGGTGGTTGCTTATGAACAGAAGGAGGACATATTGACCGAAGAAATTAACACTTTGAATGCTGATAAAAAGAAATTGGAGAAACAAAAAAAGCGCAGAAACCACGCCTTAGTGTTTACTTCAAGTGTCGCTATTTTGTCGACGTTTGTTCTGTCAATTTTACTCTAGATTCTTCGACGAAGAACTTCATTGAGAACTGGATTGCTTCGCTTAAGAAAATGTTGCGGCTATTCTCACCTCGTTTCTCGTCTATCTCGTTCCACAGGTCTTTGTGCAAGTACACGCAGATACCTTTCTTAGTTTTGCTCTGTGCCATCTGCTTTGTTTTTAGACATCATTGAACCAATCATTAACGCAAGATATATTTTCTCTTTCGCGTTCAAGTCTTTCCGCTGTGAAAGTTCAAGAAGAATATCTCCTAATATCTTACCTTGTTGAAAGTAAGTCGCTATTGAATTAACGATTTCGCGCTCACGATCGTATGTCATTTTGAGCGTTTCGTAAAGTGGTGTTTGTTTCATTATGCTAAATTATTAAATTGTTTTTATCCTACAACGTATTGTCCATAACTTGGATTGAGTTCGAAATACATTCGCATCATTATTGCGTCGGCAACGTCTGGTGAAATACCTTCGCGATTCTTGATAACGTCCTTTGGTGTGACCATAAGTTTTCCGTCAACGTCAGCGCGGTGTCGTTTAATCATTTCGAGCTCACGAACAATTTGTTCTTTGCGCGTACTGGATAGAATCGTTACCTTGTTTTCTTCGACGTATTGAGCCAACTTATAGTAACATTCGCTTTTCAGATTTTGGTATTGCGGGTGTTTGGGTTTAGATCCGTTGACAAACCCGCGACATTTTAAGAAGTCGACAACACCACCACCTACTCCGTCTTCGTCGCCCACTACGTCTTGCAATAAAATTGAGTGTTGTTGACAGGTTAAACGAACTTTGTTGACGACTTCATCCAACGCTGCATGATTCATTTCAATTATGTCAATGATAGTTAGACCTTCCCATACGCAGATAATGGTTCTATCCTTCCCGAAACGCGCTATGTCGGCTGTTATGTACTTCTTGCCTTCATTAATTACTTCGTTGCGGAACATTCGAAGTAAGTTCTCCGTTTGAAACAACTTGTCTGAATCGTCGTCGAACTCCCAGTTACCTTCTAAAAGTCTTTTGCGGTCGTATTCAGGAAGGCGTCTAAGAGATTCGATGTAAGCGACAGGAAGGAATGGATTGTCCTGCGGTAACGCTTGCACGAACGCGCGGTGTGAAGGCAATTCATTGCGGTTGTTCTTCATGTAGAACTCATTGTACAACCACCCCTTCGACGGATTGCAGGACAAGAAACCTTTCGGAATAAGGTTGTATTCATTTAATTTATATCGGCACCTTGAATGTACAATGTTAACGGCTTTCTCCGTGATTTCAGAAACTTCATCTAAAAAATAGTCTGTAATTTCAAGGCTTCCCATTTGGTCAAAGTTTGGATTTGAGGGATAGCTAAACAAATCTTTAAGCACTATTTCACTGCCATTAAAAAACTTAATTATATTTGATTGGCCATTAAAAGTATAATGCTTATTCGCAATTAAACCAAATTCAGAGGCTGTTTCAAAAAAAGTATTTAATGTTGTTTTTTTAAGTGTATCTAATTTGCTTCGCCCAATAAGCGATCTTGTACCTGGATATTTTAATCGTCGTTGGATTTGCCACATACAGCCAAATTTTGTTTTGCCTCCGCCTGCCGCGCCCCCGTATAATAATTGCTCAACAATATTATCGGTATTCAAATAATTTAACGCCTCTATTTGGCGCGGCAGGTAGTGTGGTCTGTATGCCAAAATAATTACTTACTTTTTTTAAGTTGGCTTAAATACCAAGACACAGATTTGCGGTTTACTTTGTTCTCCTGCCCTTCAGATAATTGATCGCAAATTTCAGTTAAAGACTTATTGTCTTTGTTAAGCTCCATTAGGCGCTGTTTAAGGGATTGTTTCATGTGTTTAAGTTAAATTTATATGGTTGATTATTAATTACGTTTTCGGTGCTCTGTATGTTGTTTGAATATATATGTGCATTGCCAATAAAGAAAGTAATACTATTCAATGGCAAATCAATTTTTTTTGTTAAAGCATACATTTGATAAATGTCAGAGGGCAATCCTAAATTGCTGTCCGCACTTCTTTGATAAACAGTTAGATCTAATTTATTATTTGCAATTTGAAATTGTATAAGGGATAAACAAGGCAGCTGATTTGTTTCAACTTCAGAATCCCCTATAAACAAAACATAATTTTTTGAATTTCTTTTTTCCACATTTATTTTATCAATAAGCTTTGGCAGCTTCTTAAAATATTGTGGGTAGGACCCAATAAATTTCGGCAAGCAGTAGTCCCACCAGTGTATGCCATGATCTTTATATTTTACAATGTCATCTTCGCCTTGCATATAAAGATCTAATTCAATTTCTAATTTTTGTTTGGCAACTTTGTATTCACTAAATAGACTTATTAATTCCTGTTCATTAAAAGAAATTGCTTGGTTTATTAAAAACTTAATATCACCTTTTTTATTTTTTTGCAATTCGCCGCTATGCAAAATTGACTTAAGAAGTGTGAAGTATTTATTCATGGTGCTAAGATAATAATTTTATGCTAAGGTTTGTTTTTTTAAGTATAATTTATAAAGCTCACGCATTCCTTCAAAATGAATTGATTCTTTAAGCAAGATCCTTTTGCGATCACTCAAGCGATCAACCATTGCAGGAACTAACTGCTGCTCAAAATAAATATTTTTTTTTGCGGTGGCTTTGCAAGCTTTGTATTCTTCTTCCGTAAAAGTGTCTATTGTTATTTGTTTGCTTTCTTCAAGCCAATTCATAAGTGACACGGCACGAATCTCAATGACCGTATACTTTCCTTTTTTGAAGTTGTGCAAATCTTCCGCAAACATTCTTCTCCAGCTATCATCGTTTACCGCCATTTCTTTTTCTTTTAATTGTTTGTTTTGTTCCTCTTTTGATTCCGCGATTTCATTTTGAATTTGCAGGTTCGCCTTGTCGCGGTGTGGTTTGTAGTGAGTAAGTACGTCACCAATAAAAACCACGCTCAAAGCTCCGAAGTGTTCGCATTTCTTTGACAGTTCGTTTGCTGCGTTCAATTCAAACGCTAAGTTGAAGTGTTCAAACGTAACACAACGAAAGTGTTTGCCTATGAACTCATGCAACATTTGCAACAGTTGCGCTTCAGGTAACGCGATGCCGTACATGGCGCACACCTTAGAACACAACTTTACGAACGCAGGTAGTTCGTAATCGGCAACAAACGCACTTTCGCGCTCTGCACGATCAACCCTTTGTGTAGTTGTGAGCGTCGTTGTAGATGCGTTGCGCAGCATCGGAATCGAATTTTCCATTTTTGATTTTAGTGTTTTGGTTTGTAGTTACAAAGGTAGACAAGTCCCACTTCCGCACCGCTGCCTTCCAGTCTTTCATTTGATTGCGTCCTACCTTCCACCCGTTCGCTTCGTAGTGAGCGTGGAATTTCTCGGTGAACTTCAGCGCATCGTCGTTGCTTAATTTCTCACAGGCATAGTCAAAGATTTCGACAACCGTTGGTTTGACGAATGGCGACTTCTTTTCTTTTGCGATTAGCGTTGGTGCTGTTTGAACTTTCAACAGTTGTTGAACTTGCGCTTCGAGAATCTCGATTCTCTTTTTGAGTTGTAGTATTAACATCATGTTTTTATTTTTAGTTTAGTCCCACCCTTCGCCTTTTGCGTTGTCGTCTGCGTCGTCCCACTCTTGACAATCGAAACACACTTTGATTTCACCGTCGTCGTCGACGTGTTCATAAGCGGTGTCCCAGTCTTCGAGTTTTTGGTCGCGCAATACTTCGTCTACGCGTTCTCCGAGTTCCTTGCTTTCGCAATTCGGACAAAAGATTAATTCTGATTTCATAGTTTTTGATTTTTGGTTTATTATAATTTGTGTTAATTCGTAAACGTGCAAGGCGTGTTCGTCCATCTCATTTCTTTCGCATTAATTTCTTCAACTTAATTTCTTTTTGATGTTCCAGATGCTCGACAAATTTAGTGTAAAATTTTATTGGTTTAGCATAACCCATATCATTTAATAAATAACAGATGCGTTCAACGTTCGCGGCGTAGTTCTTGTCGCATTCGATTTGCCAACTAACTTGCTTCACTCCGTGCATAACCGTTGCGTGATCCTTACCGTAGTGTTTCCCGATTGATTCGTAGCTTTGTAGGTAGCAAGGACGGATAAGAAAAAAGATTACTTGTCTTGCAGTTACAATCTCACGTCGTCGCGTTGGTGTGTACAATTGCTGCGAAGGTATTCCCAACACGCTGCAAGTAATATCTTCGAGTGCGCTCCAAAACATTTCTCTTTCGTTCTCCAGTTCTTGCTGAATCTTTATTTGTTCGCTAGTTAAACGCTCATGTCTAGGAGTTAGCATCAACCATAGCGTATCAAATCGTTCTACATGCCTAAATGGTATCATGTCTATAAGCTCTGATCTTATTTCTTCGTTGGTCATTTTGTTTGGTTTAATTTTTTTATTAACTCGTCGGCTATTCCTATTGCTCCTGAAGTGAGCTCTTCCATATTATATTCAGAGCTATTGTCATTTGACATTAGCCCGTTTAAAATGTTAAGCGCAAAATATTCGCGTTTGCTTATTGTTTCTTTATCAATCATTTTCTTCGTTTATTAATTTAGTTGGAATAAATGTGCTAAACACTTCTTCACGGGATAATCCGGTGTGAAGACAAATGTTGTTTAAGTCTTTAATCCTCATGCGATCTGGGTGAGTAACATACAAGCGGGCAGTTGGATCGCTAATTCTTAAAGCTACTTTAAATTTAGTTAATGTTTTAAAATTAATTTTTACAAGTCTACCAAATGGGGTAGTGTAAATTTGTTTATTCATAATTTGAAAAGTGATTTTATAATACGCTGAATAAATGACAATTTATTTTCAGCATTAAATACATATTTGCTTGGCTCTGCGTTTGGCGCTTGTTTTAACACCTTAAGACGATCTTCAGAATATACGGTTAAACGTTTAATTGCTTTTTCTTTTGGCTGACAAAATAAAGTTGGCTGCTTTACAAAAGTCTTATTAATTTTTTTAATATTGTACTCATTTTTTTTCTCAGTAAAAAGTAAGTACCGCTCCGCTCTAATTCTTTCGGCCGCTTTATACTTGCCGTTTTTTTCTTTCCAATAGAAGCCAGCCTCTTTTAATGGCACGCTATATCCTTGGCAGCTGTTCATATTTTTTAAAGCCACAGATGGGGTTTGACCTGAGTTTATTAAGGCACAAAATTCGCGGACTCTTTCAATGTTAAATTTCTTTTTTGTTTTCATTTGATTTTTGATTGTATTTTTTTTGATTCATTAAGTTTAAAAATAGGGGCTAATGTATGTTATAGCCCCCATTTTGATTTAGAAGGGCATGTCGTCCTCTTGTGGTTTAACTAGGCCTTTTGCCTCAAGCATTTGATTAGCGTTGTTTATGGACGCCACAGAACGCTCTAAGCGATCGCTAAATTCTTTTGATGAGCTTATTTTATTCTGGAGCCATTCAGGTAACGATCTAAAAAGAAGATCGAAGTCTTGAGAATCGTAGTCTAATAAGAAGGATTCGTTTACCTGAGGCGGGCAAATCATACCTTTAGCTAATGGCGAAGCCGCCTTTAAATCCGCATATACACGTCCTGTGGCCGCTGCGCGGTGCATTACGGACACCATTGCCTCTTTGCTGATCAAAGTGCTAATATCAAATTTAGCGGCCTCAGAATCGCTTAATGACTTCCCTAGCCAAGATTGAACAAAAGATCTTAGCCCGCTTTTTTCGTGCATTGACAATGTGAAGTCTCGCCCAATTGAAAAGGGCTGTTCTCCTTTGCCAAAGTCTGAAGTCTCAAGAGGAAGCTCAAATACTAAACGTACTTTGTTTACCAATCTTTCTTCTCCCTGGTAGGTATCAAAAATTGTTCCAATGTGGATAATCTGATAGCAGCGTGCTACGTGTGTTCCTGCGGGTACTGTTTGA